GGTAAAGATATTACTGCTCGTATCAGCGAAAGAAGCGATAAATCTTATTCTAATCAAATCTACTACTGCATGTCAGTAGGGGCTACGCGAATGGATGAAGATAAAGTCGTTGAAATCATTTGTAGCGAGTAGAAAGGAGTGACAAATGGCTAATGTTAATCAAACACTTGTCACCAATTTCTTAGCAACACCACATGCTCAAAATGATGTAAGTAATTTACATGGGCGCATGAGGATTGCTTGTGGAACTATTGCTCTTGCAGCAGGTGACTTATCGGCTACTGACACAGTTATGTTAGCGCCAATTCCAACTAATGCTTCGGTTGTCAGCATTAAACTTTACAATGACGACCTAGACTCTGGCACGACAAATACGTGTGATGTAGGCTTATATGCAAATTCTTCGACAGTGACTGCGAAGGATGACGATTGCTATGCGTCTGCAATTACAGATTTGCGGGCTGCGGTAATTACAGGCACTGAAGTAGCTTTTGAAGCTCGTAACATAAATGTTATGGGTCAAAAAGTTTTTGAGGATGCAGGTGATTCTACTGACCCGGGTGGTCATTATTTTATAGGATTAAAGTTTGATGCTGCTGGTGACACAGCAGGGGATTTATCATTCTTAATCACATATGTTGTTGACTAAAAACAAAGATGATGGGGAAGCTTGTTTTGGCTTCCCCTAATTCTTTTAGAAAAGTTGTGCCATCCGTCATTACTCCAAACGAAGCCTCGATACTGGCGGTAGGTAAGCACACTTTTGCACACCCTGTTATTTATCGAGTTGTGGAATGGATTAGGCGTGAAGTGCCTAATATCAGCCTTGAAAGCCCAAGTTATTGCCGTGTGGAAAGTCACCAAGACGGACACGATTGGCATAAAGACACGGGCGACACAAATCACATGGCATGGTGTGTGGTTTCAGGTTCTGTTTTGTTATCAGAGCCAGAAAAATTTACAGGTGGATGGTTTGAGTTTCAAAACCCTGCCGAAAGATACAAACATTATTTGGATTTGGTGACATACAGTTCAGACCAAATTCATCGCGTTACTCCACATGAGGGAGAGCGTCTTGCATTGCTACTATTTTTAGGAACAGAATGAATGGCAAGTGAAGTCGATATTTGCAATATTGCATTGAATAATTTAGGTGCATCAAACATTAACAGCCTTACTGAGGATTCAAAGTCAGGCAGATTATGCAATCAACGCTATGAGTTTGTGCGGGATACTGTGTTTCGGGCACACCCGTGGAATTGTCTCATTCAACGTGTTGAGCTTGCTCAGGCTGACACACCAAGTTTTGGTTTTTCATATCAATACCAGCTTCCCGTTGACCCATTTTGTTTAAGAGTTCTGACATTGTGGACAGGCTTAACTAATTCAGATGCTGCTGCCTATGACAATGGCGAAATTATGTTCAAAATTGAAGGGCGTAAACTTTTAACAAATGAATCAACGGCTAAAATTATTTACATTGCCAGAGTGACAGACCCCAACGAATACGACTCTTTGTTGATTGAAACCATAGCAGCCCGATTAAGTGCAGAACTGTGTTATGCCGTCACAGGGTCTGCTGCCTTGCTCAATCCTATGCTGGTCAGTTACGAAGAAAAATTAAAAGAGGCACGATTTACGGATGCAGCAGAGGGTATGCCTGATCGCATTATGGCTGAAACATTTATTGAAAGTCGTTTTTAATGGCACGTTTTTCACCTGCGTTTGCGGGGTTTCAGACAGGGCTTGTCAGCCCCCGCCTCGATGGTCGAACAGATTTACAAAAGTATTTTTCAAGTTGCTCAACCCTTGAAAACTTTTTAGTCCATCCGACAGGCGGTGTGACACGCAGACCAGGGACACGCCATGTTGCTGAAGTCAAAACAAGCTCTGCCAAAACACGGTTAATTCCATTTCAGTTTGGTGTTGAGGACACTTACATCTTAGAATTTGGAAACAATTATATTCGTTTTTATCGTAATAACGGACAGATTGTTTCTGGTTCACCAAGTGCAGCCTATGAAATTTCAACAAGCTACACGACTGCACAACTTCCCGCCTTAAAATTCGCTCAGACGGGTGACGTAATGTATATCGTTCATCCTGAACACGAAATCTCTAAACTTTCACGAACAGCCCATACGTCTTGGACTTTAACAGAAGTGACACTGACAGATGGAGCTTATCTCAGTCAAAACACAACGACGACAACCATGACCAGTTCTCACACAACTGGCAGCAGTCGGACACTGACCGTTTCAGCAACCGCAGGTGTGAATGGCGGTGACGGTCTGCAATCGACTGATGTGGGTCGTTTAGTGACGTTTCTTGCAGGGTATGCACAAATCACAGCAGTTGCTTCTACTACCAGTGCAACCATTACAATTCTTGAGGATTTTTCTGGAACAGGCACAAGCACAGAATGGTCGTTAGGTGCGTTCAGCGATACGACAGGGCATCCAAGAGCAGTTGCATTTTTTGAAGAACGTCTGGTATTTGGTGGGACAAGCGAACAACCGCAAACCGTTTTCTTTTCAAAGTCAGGAGATTTTGAAAACTTCAAACAGGGAACGGATGCTGATGACGCATTGATTTTTACGATTGGTGCAAATGATGTCAATGTCATTCGCTATATATCTTCTGGAAGAAACCTTATTGTCGGAACATCAGGTGGTGAATTTATTGTGTCGTCTGGGACAGATGCAGCCATTACACCAACAAACATTTTGATACGGAAACAATCTAATTATGGGTCAGCTGACATTCAGCCTGTGCAGGTGGCAAACGTCACATTGTTTGTGCAACGGGCAAAACGAAAACTCAGAGAACTGGCATACGAATTTGACACAGACTCCTATGTTGCCCCTGACCTAACAATCTTGGCAGAAGATGTCACGGAAAATGGCATTGATGAGCTTGCCTATCAACAAGAACCAGATTCTGTAGTTTGGGCGGTGCGAGGCGATGGCGTTTTGTTAAGCCTGACATACAGGCGTGAAGAAAAGGTTGTGGCGTGGGGTAAACATTTACTTGGTGGTGTTTCAGGTGCTTGCACGGTTACAGTGACCGACTTTGCCAACATAGCCACTGGAACTAAACTAATTTTTACAAAATCTGATGGCAATACAGTGACCTTTACTTCTGAAGCTGCGGGGGCGTCGTCACCTGCAAGCTCTACGGGTTGGAGACCAAATACCTCTAATGATGTTACTGCAGACAACATCTTTACCTGCATCAATGCACATGCAGATTTTACGGTAGCGAACCCTGCGGCAAATGTTGTGACCATTGAAGAAACGCAACGGGCGGGAACAGGGTTTTTGTCTGTAAAATCTTTTGACACAACACGACTAGCAACAACAAATCAAAGTCATGCACTGGTTGAAAGCGTTGCCTGTATTCCACAGGATGGTGCTGAATATCAGGTTTGGATGATTGTGCAACGGACAATTAATGGAGCAACAAAACGCTTTGTCGAATATTTTACATCGTTTGATTTTGGCACAGATTTAGAAGATGCAATTTTTGTAGATTCAAGCTTGAGTTATGCGGGCAGTTCAGCAACGTCTATGTCAGGTTTGTCGCACCTTGAAGGTGAAACAGTCGCGGTAACATCGAATGGGGCTGCACAGTCTGACAAGATTGTTGCCTCTGGTGCAATCACAGCAGATTACGCCATGACCGTAGGTGTAGCAGGGTTAAGGTTTACATCAACTCTACGAACCATGCGAATTGAGGGTGGGGCGCAATCTGGAACTGCACAGGGTAAATCAAAACGGATTCACGAAGTCACATTGAGATTGTTAAAAACATTAGGGGCAAAGGTTGGCACAAGCAGTTCAACAGCAGACATAATCCCTTTTCGTTCATCAGCTGATGAAATGGATGAGCCACCCGCAATGTTCACAGGTGATAAACAAATTGAATTTGACGGGGATTTTGACAGCGATGGTTTTATCACAGTTGTTCAAGAACAAGCATTACCGATGACCTTGTTAGCTCTTTATCCTGAGTTGACAGTCTTTGAAGATTGAACTTGAGCCACTTGAAATCTGGCATTTGGCAGAACTTGAAAAACACAGCTTTATTGAAACGCCAAATGAAAAAGATTGCCTTGTTAAAAATTATGACGCTTACAAAAAAGGCAAAACAGTTTGCGTTTTGTTTAATGGTAAGCCGATTTTAGCAGGGGGTGTAATGACCCTCTGGCATAGCGTAGGTGAAGCATGGATTGTAATTGCACCAGAAGCAGCGGAGTCAGGCTATCGGACAGCCAAATCTGTGAGAGAATATTTTGATCTTATTATTCTTGCTGGATGTTTTAGACGTGTTCAATGTGCGGTCAGAAGCGATTTTGATATTGGGATTAAATTTGCAAAGTTTTTAAAGTTTGAAGAAGAAGGGCTTATGAAAAAATACGACCAAGATGGGTTTGACTATATTCGATTTGCAAGGATTGAACTATGACAGCAATAGCTATAGCAGCAACGGCTGCCAGTTCATTAATTGGATTTATGGGAAACATGGCAGCATCTCAAACTGCTTCACGTATTGGAGCAGCAAATGCCGCATTGAGTGATTTTGACATTCAGGTTGCAGACCATAACAAAACAGCGATTGAACAAAAATTTCAACTTGATACAGAACGGGCTGACATTGAGTTCAAAGGTTTGCAAGCAGAAACGGCTATGGCGTATCGCTTTCGTGGTGTGGATTTATCAGAAGGCACACCCTTGGACATGCTGACCAGAAATGTTGAAGAATATGAGTTTGATAAACTTATTGCAGAACGTGAAAAAGATTTACAAATTCAAAAGCAAACGCAGTTTCAAAGTTTTAAACGCATGGAGCGTGACATTGGTTTGATGACTGCTGAAGCACAAAGTTCTGCCTTTAGACAACAAGGCTTTGCAAGCCTTCTCGGTGGAGCAGCCAAAACTGCTATTATGTATGAGGATGCTTACGGATGAAAATAACCCCTTATCGTTCACAAGCACAGGTTAGCGGAGAGTCAGGCAGCATCTTTAACCCTGGTGTTAGGATTCCTCAAAACCTCGCTAATTTTCAAGCAGAGGCGGCTAGTGGTGCAAGTAAATTTTTAGACACTGTTTCTGAATGGGCTGTAAAAAAACAAGAACTGCAAGATCAATCAGAAATTAGAAAGGCAACTGTTGCTTTTGAAGAAGAACTGCGACTTGAAGAACGCAGACTTTTATATCCTGACAAAGACGATATAGCTTCATATCGCTTGACTACAAAGCTTCGTGAAGGGCGTTTTAATCGTTTTGTAGAAAATTTAGAAAAAAAATATATTGATAAATATACACCGTTGTTGGGAACAAAAACATCAAAGGGGTTCTTGGCAAATGAACTTAAAAAATCACTTGCCGTTACAAGAAAAAGCTTTGAATCCGAAATAAATAAACGCACCAAAAATGAGTATGTCGCAGCACAGATTGATCAGGAAAATAAACGTGTAGCTGATTTATCTGACCGTAATATAGATTCTCATTATGCTAAAATGGTTATTGAAGAACAAAATCAAAATTGGGGTGAACAGGTAAATATTGGGTCAATTACAGGCAAAGATTTAGCAAAAAGAAAAAAAGAATTTTACAAACAAATACTTACAAACCGTATGATCGTTTTGGCATCTGAGCATTTGAACGGGGAAGGTGTTATCAAGGCAGATTGGATAGACACGTTAACATCAAACTCCGAAAACGCTTTTACAAATGATGCTGTAACCCATGAATTTTGGAAAATGGCAGATGCTGAACAGCGGCAAGATATAATTAATGAAATTTACAAACAAAGAAAAGATTTAGCAAAAGTTGCAGAAGAAAATAGAGAACAGCAAGATAATGATAATCGTGCTATCTTTACAGACATATATTTAGAAATGTCAGCTTTATCAAATTTACCCCCCACACCAGAAAATTTACAAGACAGAAATCAAGTTTTAATAGAAGCAAAAGCTTTTATAGAAGCAAACCCCGACCTAAAAAATGGACTAAGCATTTTTAATAAAATGCAAAATTTAGCAAGGGCAAAACCAGCAGATGAATTTCAAAACCCACAGGAATATCAAGCAATTTTACTGCAACAGCTAGACCCAAACCATGTGGATTATGGACTTACAGATAATGAAATTTTTGATAAATATGCAGATATTTTACCGTTTACAGGAACTTATGGTCTTGGAAAATTATTAGAACAAAGAAAAAGTTTAAGACAGGAACGCAACCGCAGTATTATCAAAATATTGCAAGGGGGCAATGAAACGCTAGAGCAAGTCAGAGATTTTTTAGGTGACGATGATGAGGCGTATCGACAAATTGTGGATAACGTCAACGCATGGAATGAATGGGATTTACAAAACCCAAATGCGTCATTTGAAGCTCGTCAAGATAAAGTTCGAGAATTAAAAGCTAATATTAAAATTTCAGTTACAGAAACTTTTAATGATGCTTTCACTAATGCCTATGATACAGATTTTGTCCTCCAAAAACTTGAACAAGCCGTTGACAGTCAAGGTATTCCCGTTATTGAAAGCTGGTTAACATTATTCAAAAACGGACAAGTTAATACCGAACTTTTAAATGAGCTTATTAATAATGTTAATAAGGCTGCTGATAAAGCAGATACATTACCAAATGATACAAAAGTTAAAGAAGCGATAAATTTAACAAGAACAGCCATAATTAAAAGAAATTTAGAAGAATTGTATAAGATATACAAAGCTGCTCAAGAAAGTGCTGCCGATGAGTAATGCTAATGACAAACTTTTAAACGCATATGAAGAAATTGGGTTATATGAAAGTTTAACAGGCACAGCACGTTCTGCTTTACAAAACAATGATCTTAATTCTTTAAAAGACATTGAATCAATGGGATTCACAGAAGATGGCAGAGCATATTTTAAAGGTGACAGCGGGCTAAATTTTTATATTGGTGACGATACCCTCAATATTAATGGCGAAGAATACAGATTGTCCGACCAAATTGGCAAACCTTCTTTAGAACCTGACCGTGAAGCTGAAAAAGCTTTCATGGAAAGCCAAGGTGGAATTGGGCGTGACATTGTTAGAGGTGTAACAACTGGCTTAGAACAGGCTGGTGAAAATATGTGGGATTTCATGGGCTTTGTTGGTGGTAAAGAAAACGTGCAAGACGTTAGAAACTTTATTGTTGAGTCAACTAATGCGTTTGTTCCAGAGCCAGTAAAAGAAATTTATCAGGCAAACATCAATCAACCAATACAAAAATTCATGGATGAAACACCGCAGACCCCTGCTTTGCAAGCAATCGTGCAAGGGTTTGCAGAATTTGGTTTTCAGGCATTTACACCTGCAAAAGTTTTAAAAGTGTTTGCCCCAAATAACCCTATTTTAAGAGGATTAGGGTGGGGCTATATGGCTGATTTTATTAACGCACAGCCAGATGACCAGACACTGACAGCTGCACTGGTTGAAGGTTTGGAAGGTTCGTCAAAAAAAGACAGGTCAGCCTTTGGCAATGCTATTTTGGATGCAGTAAAAGTTCAGGGTCATCACAGCGAGTTTCAAAGACGGTCAAAAATGGCAGTTGATGGAATGATTGCAGGTACTTTGTTTGAATTTTTTGTTCCTGGTTTAAAAACTGTCGTTAAAAATATTCCCTTCAACAAAATAATTCCTCAAAAAAAAACAGGGACTATTGAAGGCACATTAAATTTAGAAAGCGGTAAAAATTTAACAGGGCAAATTGAAAATAGGCTACCTGCACCAGAAGTTAAACCTGTAGCAACTGAAGCCCCTGTTCCAGAGGCAGAAAAAGAATTTACAGATATTGACCAACAAGGTTTTTATTCTGCTGTCAGTCGTGCAGTTGATGAATTGCCAATGGATAAAGGCAACGCACAACAAATGCGGTCAATGATTGAAAAGAGTCCAAATGTCAAAGCCGAGGAATTACAATGGACAGGACTAGATGAGTTTTTGAAGGGTCGTAAAAATGTGACCAAACAAGAAATTCAAGACTATATAGACATGAACAAAGTTGAAATTGATGAAACAACTAGAGAGTCATATGGAACAACAGGTGACATGGGCGAATATGAGTGGGATGAAATTCAAATAGATGACGATTATGAGGCTTACAGGCATAGGGCAGAAGATATTACATATGAATTAGAAAGTGGTGAGGATTATTATGTGGATGCGGTAGACGACATGCTTGGAGATGACTTTAATTTAAAAGAGTATTTAAAAGGTGGGGAAATTATTGGTGAATTAGATGATAACATCCGTTACAAAGTCTTTGAAGCAACAGATGAAATTGCCAAAAAAGAATATATGGACAATCCATACATCTCTTTGAAAAGTGCTGATGGTAAGTATGAAATTTACGGCAACGATGACATAGGTTATTCAATTCATAGACAAGGCAGCCAAGTTAGGGGTAGTGGTGACATCTATAATCTTGAGGAAGCAAAAATTCAGGCACAAGTTGATGCTCAAGATTATGGTTATGCAAGTATGGCATTAGACGAAGGCGATACGTTGTTTTCCGAATATACTCTACCTGCTGGAGAGAATTATAGAGAAGTGTTGTTGCGGTTGCCAACCAGCGGCAAACGCAAAGCAACGCAAACAGAGTTGGAACGTGGCTACGCGACTAATAACCAGGGCGCTGCGGTTGACGTAGATGACGCTGGAATGGTGCCAGATGTGCCTAATGAATTTAGAAGCGGTCATTTTTCAGAACCAAATGTGGTTTCGCATATCAGATTAACCGACAGAAGCGGCTCAGATGGCGAAAGCCTTTTATTTATCGAGGAAATTCAAAGCGACTGGCATCAGAAGGGTCGCAAGCGTGGGTATAAAACTGAACAAATAGAACCGTTTGCAGCATATACGCCCAACGATTTTGAGATAAGGCAAACGGCTACGCAATATGTCACGACTGATCGCAATGGGATTTCGCGTTCTGTTGGTAAAGACACTGTTTCAAATGAACAAAACGCACGTAAGTATTTTGCAAATTGGCTGACTGGGCTGGAACGTCAAAAATATGAGTCGAGGCAAATTTCTGAAAGTGGCAAAGTTCCTGACGCACCGCTTAAAAAGACTTGGCACGAAATGTCATTCCGCAGGGTTTTGAGAATGGCAGCAGAAGAAGGATATGACGCTGTTGCGTGGACACCGGGTAAAATTCAAAACGAGCGTTATAATTTAAGTCGGTTTGCAAGAGCAATCCAAGCACTAAAACACGATGACGGAACTGTAACTTTAAAGTATGTCCCGCGTGGTTATAAATTATCTCCTGTAAACATTCAGGCATTAAAATCAAATGTTCCAGACTCTGAATTGGAAGATTTTGTAGGCAAGGATTTAGCTGAAAAAATACGTGGACAAAACGAAGAAGTTGTTAATTACGATGGCTTAGATTTAGAAATTGGCGGCAGCGGCATGAAGGGCTTTTATGATAAGATGTTGAAAAACTATGCACAAAAATTTGGGAAAAAATTTGATGCAAAAGTTGGTGTGACAGACATTAATGTTGGTGGTGGTGAGAGTGACTTTGCCGCAGGGACAGAAAAGGTTTGGAAAATTCCAATCACAAAGAAGATGAGAACCAGTTTGTTGAAAAAAGGTGTTCCGTTCTTTGGTGTCGCGGGAGCAGCAACTGCTGGTTCTGAAATAGAAAAGTAAAAAGTGTGGGCAGGGTTCGCTCGGGTTTCAAGCGTAAGCTGTATGTTTACCTCATATGAGAATCCAACATGGCGAACCATGAAGGGCATCTATATTCACGCCAAGAACACCTAACCCACATTTGTAATTATCAATTAAAAATTCAAAATTGTCAAAAAGGTTTAATTAATGGCGATAAATGAGAACCGCCAAGCCGCTGCTAATGTTCAGCAGGGCGGGGTGACGGACTATGCAAAAAACCCGCTTCAGCAAAAAGCCAAAGTTAGGTTTGAGCCACAAGAAGAAGCCCCTGTTGCTGTTGAAGAAACAAAGCAAATGCCAGAAGAAAAAGCACCTGTTTCTGTTGAAGATATACAGGCAGAGCCTGTGCAAATGGCAAGCTTACCTAATGCTAATGTAATGACAGATGCAGACCCGTCAGCTGTGTTGCCTCAACAGACTGAACAACAGCCAGTTCAAACTGCTGGTCTTGCCAAGGAAATCGCAAAAATATTTTTACCAGACACAGCACTACCACTTTTGAAAACGACAGACGAACTTAAAAAAGACATTGAAGTAAGACAGGACACGGTTGACCCTGTAATTACAAAACCTGTCGAAGTTGTCCCATTGATCAATGATGATTTTAACCCAACAAAATTTTTAGACGAATTAAATGACGTAGCAGACCCGCTGGATGGAATTAATAAGACAAGAGCAGGGAGTGCTTTAACTAGTGATTCTGGAATTAACTTAGAACATTTTAACTTTGATGCAGGGTCAGACGCATACGAAGCGATTGAAATTGTAGCTAGATCATTGCCAGAAAAAACAGTGGTTAAAAATAGCAAGATTCTTGCAGACGCAAAAAAAGCAATCGCTGACGAACTTGGAATTGTTGAAGATGCAATTCAAGGCAGACTTAATTTGTCGCCTCGCAACCTTGTGGCTTCGAGGTTGTTGTTGGCAACCAGTGCCGAAAATATAAGAAGAATTACACAAGATTTAATTACAGAGGCGGGTGAGGTTACTAAAGATAATGTAAAGCTTTTAGAATGGGAAAGAGCCGCTAACATTCATCGTTCACTTGTGTTGCAAGTGCGAAATTTACGAGCAGAATCTGGCAGAACCTTACAAGCAAATCGGATTCCAGTAGGCTCTGACATTGCAAGCGTTGAAAATGCTTTAGACTCTATTGGAGGTGCAGCGACAACTAGAGCAAAAATAAAAATGTTTAACAACTTAGTTGACAATCCTGACATTCGACAAAGCAACGCAAATAAATTTTTGGTCAATGCACAAAGTGCAGCGGGTAAAAC